AATAAGTTGCCATGACGGGCCTCCGCCACGGCAACTAGACGCGGGCGACCCGCAGGGTGGCTTGACCACGGATCGCGTCGTTCAGGGCGAGCGTCAGCGTCGAGGCGTTCACCGTGTAGGCAAGGGCCGAGAACGAGCCGACCGCCGAACCGCCCACCGTGATCGTGCACGTGCCGGTAGAAGCGTCGGCGATCACCACGTTGCCGAGGTAGTCGAATTGCACCGTGCGGCCAGTGTCGCTCGCCGAGCCCTGGAGCGGTCGGTCGATCGTGGCGATAGCGTTGCCGGCCGAGAGCCCGAGGTGGCTGATGTCGATCTTCTCGGCGTCAGCCTGGGGGTCGGTGTTCGAAATGACGATGTTCGTCGCCGAGTAGACCACGCTGCCGAGTCGAATGACGGTTCCGGTTCCGCTGTGCGGGGTGGTCGACATTTTTTATTGCTCCTGCCAGAGGATCGAATACGTTTGGGAAACCGAGTAAAGCGGTGGTGCCTCGCCGCCGGCGAGTTGGGCGAACCCGTCTGCTTCGTTGTCGAGCGACGTGTTCTCCACTATTACCGATTCTGGCGACGTGCCCCCGTACCCGTCCAGCGCCAGCCGGCACTTGTCGGCGAGATCTCTTACTGCCTCGTAACTCTCCGCGTAGAGGTCGAGGGCGAGGATCACGGTGGTCACGCCCGTCGGGCCGGAAAGACTCTGGGAACGCTGTACGGCACTGCGGCGGTAGGTGGCAAACGGCACCGTCGCGGAGGCGGGGGCGATCACCGGGAAGATCCGGGTGCCCAACAGATTCGCCACGTCGGCGTCGGCGACCAGGGCGGAACGAATCGCGGCTTCGGGGCTCTTGAGGGCCATACCCCGATTGTGCCGGCGGCACCCCGACGCTTGCAGCGTTAGCCCGGCCCGAGCGTGTCGGTGCCTGAGACGCTGCCGGTGTCGCGAACGCGGAGCGACGACCACGCCTGGGACAGCGACAGCGAGAGCTCCCGCTGGAGGATGGAGGCGATTTCACCTTGCGTCTGGTTGAACGCGGTTTGCACCGGGGGGATGCCCTTCACGCCGCCTTCCGGGGAAGCCTCGATGATGAGGGGCTGCCCCTTTTTTGCCTTCTTAAAAAACGCTGCCGGGTAGTTCGGGTCGGTCTGCACGCCGGCGCGGTCGCTCCGGTTCTTCACAACCTGAAACGGCCCGAGCTTGTTGAACGAGCTTGCGATCACCGCGTTCTGTCCGCTCACCCAATGCACCACGCCTTTTCCGCGAACCGTCTCCTGTTGCCCCAGGCGAACGCGAGTGAATGGAGTCGTCGGGCTCTTGCGTTGGTACGGCTTGTTCGAGATTTTCGTGAGCACGCGGCGCTTCGTGCCGAATTCGAGGAGCCACTGATGGAAGGCTCGGTCTTTGCCAACGCGAACGGACCCACCAGCCGCCGACGCGGAACCGCTTTGCCCGGCTCGCGTGTAGCCGACGATCCCGACCGCCACGCCGGTCTGCCGGTACTTCACGACCTTCGACGTGACCGCCCGCTTCAAGTTCCCCGTCGGGCCGACGGGTGTGATTTCTCGCAGCCTGCGCGTCATCGGCTGAATCGCCTTTCGCACCGCGTCGCCGATCACGTCGGCGGCTTGCTTGTTCGGAAAGAACGCGGCGAGCTTGTCGCGCAGCCCACGCAATTCTTCAGCGTTGATGTTGATCTGGACGCCGCCGACAGCCATCAGACGGTCTCCGAGCAGATCAGTTCGTGCTCACTCCGGTTCTCCCGCTCAAGCACCGAGATGATCTGAAGCGTTCGCCCACGCCACGAAATCCGCATCTGATTCGTGAGCCCGGTCAGATACCGCATCCGAATCCGGTGCGTGATCTCTGTTTGCTGGGTGTTCGCCAAGAGGAACTCCCGGGCCGTCACGCCCGTGACGCTCGCCCACACCTCTGCGAATGACGAATAGGTGTAAGTCGTCTCGCCCAGCCGGTTCCGCGATTCGGTCGGCTGCTCTACCGTGATCCGCTCGCGGAGTTGCCCGGCGTCGATCATGTGACGGTGCCTTCCCCGATCACGACGAGATCGTAGGTCGCCCCGGTGGTGGTCTCGAAGAACAGCGACGACGGCGACGCTCCAGCCGCGGAGGGATCGACAAGCAGGAACACGCCGCCCGGCTTGACCACGCCAGAGAACGCACCCGTCAGTGTGATCGTGTGCGTCGCGTGCGTGTTCTTCACCATGATGACTTTCACTGCCGAGAACTGCACCAGGGCCGACGAGCCGTTACGGGTGTCGGAGATCGCCGATAAGAGCACGGTGAACGATCCCGATGCCGCCGTGCGGTTGTCGGAATACACGACCTGGGCCTGGTTCGCTCCGGTGCCGTCGGCGAACTCGCGGAAGAAATCGTATTTTGTGAAGCGGCTGTTCACGACGAGATCGCCCGTGCCCGTCTCGCGGGCCACGACCGACGCGAGCACTTCAGCGGCGAGGCTCATGTGATTGTTCCTCTGGCGATGATAATGACGTCATAAGAGATCGCGCCAAACGCCGCATACGCTGCGATTTGTCCGCCGCTCAGATTTCCGCTCCCAGGGCGAGAGAATACCGCCGTCGTTCCCACCGGCAGCGTGAACCACTGGGCGATGCCTTCATCGTCCCTGAATAGACCCGCCCACGCGTTTCCATCATTCGGATTAAAAAAAATCTCGTTGGCTCCTGTGTTCTTGAAGTAGATGAGCTTGATTCCTTGAACAGTGATGGTGCCGCGCTCATCCGTGAGGGCCGACGTATCTATCGTGTCCGTTTGCCCGTTGGCTGCCGTCCGCGAGTCGCTCCACACAACCTGCGCCTGATTGTTGCCCGACCCTGTCGTGAGCCTCGCGTAGTTCTCCACCTTGGTGGTGCGAACATCCTTCGCGTAGTCGCCCGCGTCGGTCTCGTTCGCCACGATCGAAAACAGAATGTCCGCTTCGAGCGTCACGAGTACGATCCCCAAGAGACGGTATCGAGCAGCCGCTTCGCCCCGTCGGGCATCTGCCCGTCGCCGCGCTTTTCGTAGAGTTCGAGGATCGTCATCAACACCGCCGACCTCACTCGCTGCGGAACATCGGCCGCCGCACCATAGCCCGCCCACCATGTGACGGTGATTGAGTTCGGATCGTCGAGGTTCGAGGGCCACGTGCCGCCGTACAGGTTTCGCAGCACGCCCGGCGTGGAGTTTCGATCCACGCGGTATTCGGTGGTCGAGAGCGTCGTGGTCTGCCCCGTCTGGTTGACGGTGTACGTGACCGTTACCGCCGTGGTCGTTCCGCTGTCGCTCATCGGCGGGCGCGGCAGTTCGATCTCGGGCGGGAACTGGTCGAGCGTCATCACGAGCCGCTGCGTCACGAGCGAGCGGTCGATGTAGTCTTCGACGAGCTCACGGGCGGCGACGATCAAATTCGTGAGCAGGGTATCGTCTGCCGTCGAATCGACGCGGCAGTGGGCTTTCGCTTCGGTCAGCGTCACGGGCTCTACCGCCGGGGCTGCCGTGCGGCGAAGACTGCGGTATCGCTTGTTCATTTCTTTCGCCTCCGCGGCGTCACGTCCGCCGTCTCGACCACCGGCTCCACCGCAGCCGTCTCGATGAGCGACTGCTGCGAATCATCGACTCGCGTCGCGTACTCCCAAGCGATCAGCGATTCCGCCTGCCGCTCGGGGAGTTCGACGATCTCGCCTTTCGTGTACGCACCGTACACCTTCGCCATTCTGATTTTCATTCTTGAGGCACCCTCCATGCAGATTCGGGCGGCTTGCGCGTTTGCTGCCACTCGGTTGTGTATTGGTAGACCGGGGCACCAAAGTTTTTGCCGGGCCACGTGATCACATACTCGCCGTGACCGATCGCCACGCGCGGCGTCACGTAGAGGCGATTGCCGCTCGCCTTGAAATTGGCCCAGAACGCTATGTCGGCGTCGCGCCGCGCGTCACCCCACCCGCCGCTGGGATCTGGCGTCTCGAAGAACCAAGGCTTCGACATGCGCCGCAGGGCAGCGGTGGAGATGATGGTGCAGCCAAAATGTGCGGTGTCTACCTGTTGCACAGGCTTTCCGAACCACTCGATCGGTACTTCGGTGACGCCGCCTTCGGGCGGATTGTCCAGCGTGTCGAGGAGCGTCAGCATCGGGCGACCGTCCTCTCGTTTCACCTGGAGCGGCGCGAGCGCGTCGCACTGAAACGTCATCGCCAGGGCGAAGAGGCATTCGATGTCAGACTTCGACACGAACGAATCCATATCGAGCGTGATGATGTATTCAGTGGTCGGCTCAAACTGCTCGAGCATCCGCGTGAGCACCTGGCTCCAGTAGGCCCCTTGTCCAAGTGTCGGGCGAATGTGGAGCGGCATCATCGCCTCAACGAATCCGAAGATGTTGATGAGCGGGCCGAACCTCGGGCCAGACAGAACCGCTTCGGCTCGCACTTCGACTTTCGTATCGCCAACTTGAACGATCACGGGCATCTCTCCAAAAGAAACGGCGGGCGTGACACGCTGCCACGCCCGCCGCTTAGATTGCCCGCAGTGTCAAGTTCAGCCGACGGCCTGGGTCACAACACCCTTGGCAGCCGCGCCGGTCGGACCCGCCTC